CATGTTTTTTGAAATAAAACTGCGTCAGCAAAATTGCCGTCATAGTTGTACATGTATGTAAAACGGTCATCTTTGTTAAAGGTTAAGTACGTCATAACCTTCTTTAGATGTACTGGAGAATACTGTATATGCGTAATTGGTCTGCGCTTATCTGGTCCAATCGCACCTCGTGCGTCCGCCCAGAAATTTCTAAACACGTCCCTTGATTGTCCAATGCCGTCAGTTTTATTTAACATAGTAAATACTCCTACGTCATTAATAGCAATAGATACCCAGTCAACTGTTATTTCTTTGCCGTCAGGCATAGGATATTTATTACCAGTTATTCCATCAGTAATTACACGTGGCTCAATGAGTTTTGCATGTCCTTCAAATCGCAAATACATGTATCCGTCTAATTGGTCTGCTTTGTAGTGTTTGTTTATGTCAGCAACGTCAATGTTAAATTCTTTTACACTAACACTTGCATACAATCTATCCGCATACACACCAAAAGGTTGGGGATCTAATTGTTTGTATTGCGCCATGATTGGTTCTACACCTCCACGATTCCAATGTGTAATACCAAGTACATAGCTATCACTTGACCATGCATACCAATTATTCTCTTGTACAACAAAGTACAATCTGCTTAATTGTTTTGTGCTTCCTGTTAACGTTGTCATATTTTTAAGCAGCTTTAAATCTGCTAAGGTAATAGGAACATCTACCTTTATTTTTCCGTCATGAATATTTGTGTCATTCATATAACTCCTTCCTAATATATAAGTTAGTTGAAAGATTCTATTTAGTCAAATTTTTATTCCAACGGTTATGTCTTACTATTTGTTTTCTGTTGTCATCTGATTCGCAGGGTAATCCGTCAATGTGATGTACAAATTTTTCTTTACATACGATACATTGTTGATGTCTGTTGTACTTGAAATCTACTTGCGCCATAAGTAATTGCAGCGCCAGTGCAGTTTTACGTGCAGCTTTATCTATATCCTGAGTACGACTCACGGCAACTGTTTCCAAAATGGATCATCAAAAAAATCATTACCTATTTTTGACTCTACGATCTCTACAAAAGTATCTAATGTCAAACAAACTACGATAGGTACGCCATCAGGTTGTCTCCTGGACTTGTCTGTTTTAACTAAACGCTTCCATACCAGTGCTGTAAATTGCGACTTTGACTTCTTTATTGATTTAGCTAACTCACGTGTAACATTGAGAGACTGCCTAGCTTTACACTCTATATAAAATTTTTCTCCGTTCCAATTAAATAACACGTCACCTTTGTCGTTCTTACCACCTTCCGCAATCCTAGATCCATTTAACATTTTTGCTACAAATGTCTCTAGCTTCGTACCCTGTTGTTTTTGCTTTGACATTAATCTTCTTTCTTAAATAATTTTCTGCCTTTCAATGCTTTAGAACTATTAAGAACTTTTGCAATAGCTTTAATGTATTCCATCATATCTGCACGTGGTAGTCGTCCGTAATCTATCTGTGTACCACGTGATACAAAAGAATAACTAAAGTAATCGTACATATCATGCACGACTTCAAGTTCGCCTACTCCTTTGTTTGTAACGATACCGACTCTAACCCCACCATAATGTGGACCTGCTTGTGTTGGAAATGAAGGATCCATTTTAATTATAAGCTGTACTAAATTTGATTCAGCAGCACTGTCGTATGGAAAAAAATCTATCTTTTCAGATTCATCTTCCTCTATACAATATGTAATAGCTTCAAGAAAACCATTACATTCGTCCATCATATCCCAAACGTTACGTGCGCCTTTGCTCTGTAATATTTCTTTCATTGCTATAACTGTAGCTGAATTTGTTGATCTAGTCTATTTAATAACTGTTGTTTTTTCTTTTCATCATTTAGTTTGTACATACTTACACCACCTTTGTGTGAGTGCATAGTACATTTAGCACTAAGAATATATTTTTCTCCATGATCTGCACGTATCTCTGATATTCTATTGCGTGCTGACCAACCAAACTCTATAAGTTCTGTTGCACAATGCCACTTGTCATCATCAAGTAGCTGCAATATGTCATCTCTCATTGTCATACACAATCCTCCACCATAAATGCAATACAACCTACACATCTACCATCAAAATTTAGTGTTGTTTGTGGTGGTTCACCGCACTCTATACATTTCATTCTTCTTCTTCCCACATCTGCTTATGTATTTCTTGGTGTGCTTCGTAATTTCTTATTTTACTCATTCTTCTTCTCCTTCCATATCTTGTATAACTTCTTCTATCTTTAGATCTATGTGTGTTGGTTTACTTACTATCTCTATGTCTTGAAAAGTTCCACCACTATCTACAATAATTTTTAAATGTATCATTAAAAAGGTGCTTCACCTTCAGCAACATCTTCTATTGCTTTTGGTTTAGGCATTGCAGGCATAAACCATTCTTGCGGTGCTTGTTTAGCTGCGTTAAATGAATCCATATAATATATACGTGGATTACCATTGTCGCAATCTTTGTTCTTACACTTCCAATCAGGATATGTATCTTTAATCTTACCGCTAGCTTTATCTATTCTGTTATCCCATAGTTCACTATTGCAGCTTAGACATCTTGGTTCCATTGTGCCGTTAGTAACTACAACTTTTTCAGTTACCTCTACACCGATCTCTTCCAATGCTGCCTTCGTATCTTTGTCATCTAACTTAGGTGCGTCTTTAATTTTTTCTTGTACAGACGGTGGAGGAGTATAGCTGTTGCTGTTGCCAGTTTCAGCTTTACTCTTGGTAACTTGACTGTCCGACAAGTTCTCCACCTTCTGCATTTCTGTGACTGATGGACGCTTCTTTGCTGCATAAATCCAGTTAGCTAATGCTCTACCAATAGCTGATGTCTCACCATTTTCTATCCAGGAAGTTTTGTTTGCACCAACTGCACCATGTTGGTCTTGCGCAATACCTGTTGCTACAGGATATTGATCTTCAATATCTTTATACACTTCGCATTTATGTATCGCGTTCTGTAAATCTTCACTTACATGTGTAATTTTCGTGTTAATTCTTCCGTTAGGATTATCTTTCCAAAACTTTTTAAGTCTATCTTCTACTTGATCGTATTCGTCTTGCCATGCCATTAGTCGTTATCCTCCTCTGTCATATACTTATGACTATCTAATTGATATTCTACCCATACTTTAGTTTTTTTACCAACACTATATTGTTTTAACAAATCATTTACACTTTGTTCCATGTGATTAAATATTAAATCAAATACTTCTTCTGCTTCCTTAACATTACTTGCAGTGATTATATAATCACGTGTACTGTGATCAGTAAACATTACTTTCACATCTCTGTCCATAGGATCAGGTGCGCTCATTCTTGTTCTCCTATCGCCATAGCAGTCTCCATCATTTGGTTATAATCAGTTATAAACTTTGTCGTTAAATCTTGTACTTTTTTTGGATTAGTTTTATTTAGTTTAATAGATGTCTGTGACACTTCTTGTCCACCGCATGCGTTAGCCATAGCTACCGCCCACTTCTTCATCTCCTTTTGACTTGTAAATAGATTCATAATCTAATCGCCGCCACGTTCTGAACGTACAAATACGTAGTGTATTACATTGTTATAGTTCTCAAAAGAATGTATATATAAACCATTCTTATGTAACCAATCTCTTAACTCACTAATGCTGTCTATATATTTAGGATTGCTTTTGTATATAACAACGAATCCCCTACCAGTTTCACCAACTGATTGTTTTAATTCAGACAACATAAAGTTATCGTCAAACGTAGTATTAATTGCAGTCATTACTACCTCCCAATATAAGTATAGAGCAAATATATAGAATCGTAAAGATTTTTGTAAAAAACACCAGATCGAAGTAAACTGACCTGGTGTCAAGGATCAGAGTAAAGGAGGAAACCTCTGACCAATGAATTGACTTGACAATTATTATAGCATGCAGTAATCTGTGGAGATAGTTATCTTACGTGTCATAACGAAAGACAACTCCTTCCCAATTAAAAGTAAAGCGGACCTGTGAGTCCGCTTTGCTTATGAAAGATAAGAAATACTTGAATCATAATACATGATTAAGCTGCTCTTATACTGATCTTATTATACTATCTCTTTATTGTTATGACCGTTTTTATCTACAACCATAGTCATTACACCTTGTTTAGTTTTTTTGCCTGCTTGTTGTTCAAACCATGTTGATTCATCTAAGCTAGGTACTTGTATCCAGGTGCGTCCATCATGCAATTCACGGTGATGATGGTAATGACCTGTAACAAGAATGTCACTGGATCCTGCATGGAAGCCACCGAATGTTTGATTCTTCCACCAGTTCATCAGCTTGTTTTCTACTGTGCCACTATATCCTGCAAGATGTCCATGAGTAAAGGACATGTTTGTACCGCATACATTAAGTGATAGATGTGGTTCGTCAGGTATAACAAACTTTATGTGTTTGTATTGTGGTTTGTCTGCAAATATCTCTGCTATCTGTTCAAACACTTCTATGTCATAGTTGTCCATCTCACCTGTTGGTGCAATGTTCTTTGCAATTCTTTTGGTTCCATGATTTCCTGGAACTGCACCTACAACTACAACATCAAAGTCTCTTGACCATTCAACTAATGCTTTTGCAATAAGTCTCCTTGCTAACTTCATTTGATTACGATAATCCAACTCGACTCCGTTAGGTCCCATTGCTTGTGGATAGAAGCCTACGCAACCTTCGACTATATCACCAAGTCCCACGACTGTTAACTGATCTAGCTGCACTCCTGCTTTACGTAAGAAGTTATAACGATCACGTACTGTATCTATCTTGTCTAAGAATCTATTGACTATAGCTTCAGTACCACCGCCATCACGCTTGCCTAACTGTAAATCAGATATAGCAACAAAGAAACTAGCTTTAGGTTTTGTTACTTTAGGTTTAGCTTTACGCTTGTATGTTTGTATCCATTTAGATATACGATCATAATCTTCTTTGTCTAGTGCATGTTCTTTATAAACTATTTGTGCTTTATATGCCCATGCTTGTTGCACGTCTCCTTTGCCCAAATTCATATCCCACGTGCTGACACGTATAGTGTCATTTAAAATTGAATACTTATCAGGATCAAATCCCCACGATCTAAGAAGGTCATTAAACTCTGGACTAGCATTGTCCATAGCTCTTGTAGTTATTGTGCCTGTCTTAGTTTTGTAATTAAATTCTACACCTGGTTCCCAACCGTTAGGGTGATTAGGTGTATCTTTAGTTTCGTTGTGTGCTACGTCCTGTTGGGTTGCAGTAAGTTTACTTACCTGCGAGTTGTTTTTTTGCATACTCTTTTAGTACAACTATTACTGATCCACCACCTGCGATTGCTGCAGCTTGGATAGCTGTAATATCTAAGTTCATTGCAGGACCAACAAGTAAAGCAGAACCAAATGCTTCTACAAATGTCCAAACAACTTTCTCAATAAGTGCTTTGAGTTCGTCACTCATGTTATCTCCAGTCTATATTATTGGTTTTCCTCTAAGTTTAGCGTCAATGCGTGTCACTTTTTCGTGTATAGCACTAAGCATATCCTTATCAGAACTTTGTTGCGGTGCGGCAGCACCATCTAAATTTATCTGTGAGTATTCTATTGTAACTTCTTCACCACTAAGTAGCTTTGGTAATACCTTCATGTACATTTTTTTATATGCGTCACCAGATCCACCAATAAAACCGTCTTTGCCTTTATCTAAATCTTGTTGTGTTTCTCCTACAAGTAAGCAACCTGCAGTATGCTCATCAGTATTGCCTGTATGTATAAGTATGTATTCAAATCCAGGTACATCTCTTACCCACAACATACCCTTATGAAATGAGTAGCGTTTAAGGTACTTGGAGTGAAAACCTCCAACAGTTCTTAATGTAATCTTGTATGTACCTTCTGGTATTGCTGTCTCTGCAGCTACTTTAACAGCTTGATATTGATCTTCTAGTGTAAAACATTCAAACTTACCGTCTATAAACAACAGACCATTAGTTGCGTCTAATCCAAACTGTGTGCGTACGACCTGTAATTTCATTTCTTCCTATTATAGTCCTTGCATTTAGGATT